GCCTTGAAGCTTGCCACCGAGCAGGCCAAAGCTATTGTCGAAAGCTCCCCGGATGCAGAAGGCAATATGAACGAAGCATTGATCAGACTCGTTCAACAGAAGTCTTTCCAGATTTTGACAAGGCTCGAAGAGGATGACGGCAAAGCCCTGGCGAATATCGGCCACATGGTCAGCGCCCTCAGCAAGTCTTCGGTTGCGGTAAAGAAGTATGCCACCGAAGTTAAAACCAAAACCCTCCAGGCGGCAGAGGCGGTTGAAAAGGTGGCCAAAAAGGGTGGCCTTTCAGATGAAGCCGTTCAGGCAATCAGAAGCAGAATTCTCGGGATAGCAGACTAATATGACGGCACCAGCTGTATTATTGCCATATCAGCAACGATGGATTGCGGATAAATCGCCTGTGCGGGTTATCCGCAAATCCCGACGTATCGGTTTGTCATGGGCCCAGGCTGCAGAGTCGGCCCTGACTGCTGCGGCTGCATTAGGTATGGATTCCTGGTATATCGGTTACAACAAAGACATGTCCCAGGAATTTATAAGGGATACGGCTTTCTGGGCCAGAAACTATAATCTGGCAGCTGGTGAAATTGAAGAAATTGCGGTTGCAGACGAAGACAAAGATATCCTGACCTTTCGCATCACCTTTGCATCAGGGTTCCGCGTCAACGCGCTTTCATCACGCCCATCAAACTTGCGCGGCAAACAAGGCCTGATAATAATCGACGAAGCCGCCTTTCACGACGATCTTGAGGGTCTGATCAAAGCCGCCATGGCAATGCTTATCTGGGGTGGCCGGGTCTGCATCATTTCAACCCATGACGGCGAAGATAACCCTTTCAACGAGCTGTGCAAAGCCGTTGAAGAAGGCAAACTGAAATACAGCCTGCACACAGTGACTTTTGATGATGCCCTGACAGATGGTTTGTATAAGCGCATCTGTTTAAAAATGGGTGTCGAGTGGACAAAGGCAAAAGAACTCGCCTGGCGAAAAGAGATCATTGAATTTTACGGCGACGGGGCTGACGAAGAACTTTTTTGCGTTCCGAACAAGGGAAGCGGCCTGTATTTCTCGAACGTGCTGCTTGAGTCGGTAACGCAGCCAGGCATTCCAGTTTTCAAACTTTCATTCAAAGATGAGTTCACAATTCGACCAGAAGAGGAAAGAACCCTCGCCTGCCAGGTCTGGTGGAAAGCAAACATCGAGCCGGTTATAGATGCCCTGAAAATCAATTCAAAAGGCCGTCTCCTGTCATACTACGGCTTCGACTTCGCCAGGTCTGGTGACTTGTCGGTTTTTGTGCCGCTGACCGTCGATAATCTGCTGCGAAGAACGCCTTTCATTATCGAAATGAAGAATGTGCCTTTCACCCAGCAACGGGAAATACTTTTTTATACGGTTGATGCACTGCCAAACTTCATGCATGGCGCTCATGACGCAAGAGGCAACGGGCAATACCTGGCCGAGGTGGCCATGCAAAAATACAGCCCGGCAAGAATCACGCAAGTAATGCTTACTCAGCAATGGTATGGCGAAAACTTCCCCAAATACAAATCTGCAGTTGAAGACAAACAGATCATTTTATCTGATGACCCTGACATAAAAGGCGATCACCGCATGGTTAAGACAGAAAAGGGTATACCCAAAGTTCCAGAAGGTGCTCATCGCAAAGGCGCAGGCGGGGAAAAGCGACACGGCGACGGCGCGATCGCTTATTGTCTGGCATGGTTCGCAACCCTGCAAGAAACAATGATTATTGAATTTGAAAGTATAAGGCCGCGTGAGTCCAACCGGGCCGGGCTGGCAGATTTTATCGGAGGCTGATTATGGCAAAGAAAAAGAATTACCAGGCAAAAACCTTACCCCAGAATCTAACTGTTGAAATCGCCTCCGCCCGCGATGAGATACCGCTTTTCGGCGGCGTTTTTCCGAACCCCGACAAAGTGATCCAGGCTCGTGGCGGCGCGAAGGGTCTTGAGATTTATGAAGATCTCGAAACCGATGCCCACGTCAGAACCGTTATCGACAAACGCAAGCGGGCCGTTACTTCGCGTGAATGGGTAGTTAACGAGGCTGATGAATCGCCGGAAGCCGACGCAGCCGCCGAGCTGGTGAGAAAACATATTTCCAAGCTGGGCTTTGACCGGGTGACAAAAGGCTTTCTCGACGGAATAAACAAGGGCTTTTCAATCGGGGAAGTCATGTGGGCGGTCGACGAAGAAGACGGCAGCATCAGACCGACCGAGATTCGTTTTCGCAAGCAACAGCGTTTCACATTCACCATCGGCGACAATGGCTATGAGTTGCGCCTGTTGACGACTGCAGACCCCTTCAAAGGCGAAGCCTTGCCCGAACGCAAGTTCATCAAGTTCACTTTCGATGAACGCTACGAGAATCCATACGGATTTGCCCTGGGCAATAGTTTGTTCTGGCCGGTATTTTTCAAGCGCAAGGGTATCACCTTCTGGCTGGTGTTCTGTGATAAATACGGCACCCCAACGACAATCGGAAAATACCCGACATCTGCCACAAGCGACGAACGCAGAATATTGCGTGAAGCGCTTGAGGCCATAGCCAACGATTCTGGCATTGTTGTGCCGCAGGGTATGGAAGTCAGCTTGCTTGAAGCTGCCAAAAGCGGCATCGATACTTACGAAAAGCTTGTCAGATACATGGACGAACAGATTTCCGAAGTTGTCCTGGGCGAAACCGGAACCACGAATCAGAGCGGCACCGGTGGCAGTAACGCCCGCGATCGGGTTGGCAACGAAGTGCGACTCGAAACAGCGAAGGCTGATGGCGATGCACTTTGCGAATGTCTGAATAACACCCTGGTAAAATGGATCATTGATCTGAACATGCCGGGTGCCCCTTATCCGCAGGTATGGCGCAATTTCGAAGAAGCTGAAGATCTTACTCAAAAAGCCGACCGTGACACCAAACTTGGCCAGGCCGGAGTCAAGTTCAAAAAAGGTTACTTCATGCGCGAATACAACCTGCAGGAAGATGATTTCGACCTGGCCGATGCAACTACGCCCCCGACTGATCAACCGCCTGGCCGACCGGTGAATTTCGCCATAAGCCCTGAGCAGATTCACGAAGACATCAGAAAGGCACTCGGCATGCCCGACAAAGATGAGGTCAGGGCAACCAGATCTAGAAACGCCGTTGAGGGCCTGATCGATGATATGAAGCCTGAAGACCTGCAAAAGCAGGCCGAGGGTATTCTTGCCCCGATCATAAAACTGATCGAGAATGGCCAGAGCTACGAGCAGATCATGACTGACCTGGTTGAAACTTATGACGGCCTTTCATTCAAGGCCCTTACCGAAATGCTCGAACGGGCCTATTTTGTTGCTGCTGTCTGGGGGCGCTTGAATGCCAGATGATGCCGCAATTTTAAAAGCGGCTTTCAATCTGCCGCCCGAAGACGCGATCAAATACTTTGAGCAGAAAGGCTACAAAGTAAGTTTCGACTGGCACGAAATGAAACGCGAAGCCCATACCCGCGCCTTCACTGTCGCCGGGGTCACTGGCCTTGATGTCCTGGTCGATATTCGCAAAACGGTTGAAAAAGCACAACAAACTGGCCAGAGCCTCGAAAGTTTCAAGAAAGAACTGCGGCCGCTGCTTGAGAAAAAGGGCTGGTGGGGTAAAAAGATCATCGACCGCCCTGACGGCACGCAGAAAGAGGTTGATCTTTCCGCGCCCTGGCGACTGCGAACCATCTACCAGACCAATATGCAGACTGCATATATGGCCGGGCGCTATAAGGGAATGAAGGATTCGGCCAGACTGAGACCTTACTGGCAATACGTTGCTGTAATGGACGGAAGAACCAGAGACGCACACCGGCTGCTAAACGGAAAGATTTTTCGTCATGATGACCCGTTCTGGGATAAATACTACCCGCCGAACGGCTGGGGCTGCCGATGCCGCGTTGTCTCCATATCAAAATACGAGTTTGAGAAAAAAGGCTTTAAAACCAGCGACGGCGAGGTTGAGGCCAATGCCATAATGCCATTTGTGCCTGACGGATGGGATTACAACCCCGGAAAAACTCTGTGGCAACCAGACCCGCAAAAATACTCGGTTGACCTAAGGCCAAAAGTGGCCCAGATAATCGAAAAAGCCGCGTCGATGGATGACGAAGACCGTTATGCCGTCAACACCTATGTTTCTGGCGGCAGCTATGTTTTAAATGAAAAACTCAGAACTGAAACGCCGCTGACGGGAGCCGAAGAAAAAATTGTTAAAAGCCTGGATAAAGTTATCGCCACTCAGCCGAAATACAAAGGCGAGGTTACCAGGTCTCTTTTTTTCAACGACAATCAGGCCGTTCAGGATTATGTGTCGCAGTTCAAGCCAGCGTCTATATTCCCTTTCAAGCAGTTTCTTTCCACAACCAAAGGCGACGTCTATAACCCGGATGGTCAGGTGCAAATGTTTATCAAGTCGCTGAACGGCGCTGACTTTGCTGAATTTAACCCGGCAGAACAGGAAGTGCTTTTTGCAAGGAATTCTTCGTTTAAAGTTAAGAAGGCGACATCCAGTAACGATATATATTATATTTGGCTCGAAGAGGTTGCTGATGACGAATAAGCCAACGATTACGATCAAAGAGTTTCTGGCGCTGCCTGACGGTGAAAAAGCTGCAAGATTCGGCGAAATGAGCGATCATGACCGCTTTTTGTGGCGAACCCAGTATGATATACCGGCATTGGGGAATGTCGTTCAGCACGCGCTGCCGAGTCCTGAAGAGCAGGCGAAAATCGATGAGGAATTTAAAGAGATGCTTCGCCGTCGGGGTATCAAGATATGATCGAACTTGAATTTCATGACCAGCAGGTTCGCGCTCTGCTGAACGCTATCATTAAAAAGACCGGTGATGCCACTGAAGCTTTCGACGCCATAGGCGATGAAATGATACTCAGCGTCGAAAGAAACTTTGCCGCTGGCGGGCGATTTTCTTCGCCAGACAACATTGTCGGCGGCGATGAAACATGGAAACCGCTTTCGCCCGTAACGGAAAAAATAAAGGCCCGCAAAAACAAAAAGGGGCCGCATCAAATTTTGATCGAATCAGGAACAATGGCTGCTTCTGTCGGAAAGAGCAAGCGGGTTTCAAAAAATACGGTTTCGATTGCTGCTGGAACCGAATACGCGGCCACGCAGCATTTCGGCGCGAAGCAGGGCTCATTCGGCGATGCTTTGATCAGGGCTCACGTTCGCAACCTGACCAGAAAAGGCAAGCAGATCGGCAAGAGAGGCAAGCCCGGCAAAGAAAAAGCGCTGAAGCTTCAAACGTCGGTGCGGGCTCACTTCAGGAAGGCCCCTTTTGGCAATATTCCGCCCAGGCCATTCATGACGCTTCACCCCGAAAGCATTAAAACAATAATTGGTATGCTCGGAGACTATTTAACAGAAATCTAAAATGCGGCGAATTTTAAGCGTTTTTAGTTTTCGACGACTCCAACTACCAAAATTTAATTCCGATTCGAAAATGACCCGTTTCCGGCGAAATGCCGGGGTGTTTTTAGAGCCACCAAAAACCCGCCAGTAAATAACGATTTTTTAACATCGTTGATTTACTGAAGGGCTTCACCTGTTTCGCACGCTTCCAGACCGGTATTTTGGTCATATCGATCAAACTTAACCAAAATCTGGAGGCGTTGATGAAAGAAAAAATGTTCCGTCTGTTGCCGCTGCTTGCGGTTCTCGCATTCTGTGTTGTCGTGGCTGCTATTGCCGGGGAAACCAGATTTTTTATTCCTGATGGCCAGCGCACTACCAGCACCGACTATGTCGTGCCGGTAATTACGCAGCCGACCGCCGGTTACCTGGTGCCTGCGACCGCTACCTTTTCGATTCCACAGCATACCGCCGTGAAAATTCCGACCCTGCCGACCGGAACCAAGCAATTCAAGGTTTATGTCAACCCGGGTGCCGGTGCCAACATTGGGCCGTCGAATGTCGCCAGCGGCACTACCTTCCCTGAGATTGCCAGCGCAACACTCACCGACCCGATGGCGGTAGGCACTCTCACGCCGGATGTCTACATGATCGGCAGAACGACTGCCGCGACCGGCACGCTGATCTGCCAGTGAGGTAAGCCAAACCAATGAAACCCATTGAAATTTTCCGGCCTGGCAAATTCAAGGCCATGAGCGGCCAGGAGATCGAATTCAGCGCCGCCATGCTTGAAAGCATTGCCAAGGCTTACGAGCCATCAGTGCATCAGTCGCCCCTGGTGATCGGTCACCCGAAACTTGAAGACCCTGCTTACGGTTGGGTCAAGGCATTGAGTTTTGCCAACAGTCGCCTTGTGGCCGAGCCGGAGGCCGTTGTTGAAGAATTTGCCGGTGTCGTTGCCGCCGGTCTTTACAAGAACGTCTCTGCCAGTTTCTTTACCCCAGATCACCCGGCCAACCCAAAACCCGGCAACTATTACCTCAAGCACGTCGGCTTTCTTGGTGCTACCCCGCCAGCCGTTTCAGGCCTTAAGCCCGTGAGCTTTGCCAGCGGCGGCGAAAAGGAAGTCTGTTTTGAATTCGCGGTTGAGACACCACAGCCCGTGGCCAAATCCGACCAGGAAAACGAAAAAATTAAGGAGAACGCATTGAAAGAGAAAGAATTTGCTGACAAGGAAAAAGACCTGAACGAAAGGGAAAAGAACCTGAAAGCACGCGAAGCCGATCAGAAAAAGGCTGAATTTGCCTCATTCCTGGGCGACTTGAAAAAGAAAGGCAAACTTATTCCCGCCGTCGAAGCTGGCCTGGTTGAATTCATGATGGGCCTTGATTCAGGCAATGTTCTTGAATTCGCTGGCGAAAAGAAAACCCAGGTCGATTACTTCAAGTCGTTCTTGGAAAAGCAGCCGAAGGTTGTCAGCTTTTCGGAAGCTGCCCCCGATTCAGTTGCCTCGCCTGATGCCGCAACCCCCAAGCAGCTGGCTGAAAAAGCCGGCAAACTCAAAACCCGTCTCGAAGGTGAAGGCGTTGTCATTTCATACGCCGACGCCGTCGCCAGAGTCTCAGGAGGTGAAGAATAATGTATCTCGGTTTAACCAAAAACTACCTGGCCGAAGATGCCAATGCGCAGTATCTGATCGCCAAACAGGGCACTGCCGACAACCAGGCGCTGAAATCTGGTGCCGCCGCAGCTAACCAGCTGGGCGTTGTAAGCCAGCCTGGCGACATTGTTGCCGGTGAAAGAATGGATGTCGTTCTGCTCGGCGAAGCCGAAGTCAGATGTGCCGGGGCCATCGCCGCCGGTCGTTCGTTCACCGCTGATGCTGACGGCAAAGCCGTGCTGGCAACCACTGGCCAGCGAGCTGCGGGCATTGTTCTCGAAACCGGTGCAGCCGATCGAATCGTTCCCTGCATAGTAGCCCCGCACACTGCGGCATAACCTGGAGGAATTAAATGGCCAAATCGCTTTTTCCCATTGATCCCGTAATGACCGCGATTGTTATCGCTTACCGCAACAAACGCCTGATTGCTGACGAGATTTTCCCTTATATCCCGGTCGGCAAGAGTCTGTTCAAATTTCTGAAATTCAATCTGGAGCAGGGTTTCACTCTGCCAAATACTCTGGTCGGGCGCAAATCCAGCCCGAACAAAGTTGAATTCAGCGGTTCTGAAGTCGAAGCATCGTGCGCTGACTACTTCCTCGATGACGTGATTCCGCAGTCTGACATTGATGACGCGCCTGAAGGCGTGAATCTGATCAACAATGCCAGCGAAGGTATCATCGATCTGATTATGCTCGACCGTGAAGTCCGTGCCGCTGCTCTTGCCTTCAGCGCCGGCCAGTATGCCACCGGCAATAAAGCAGCCCTTTCCGGCAGCGATCGTTTCGACGATTACGTTGCTTCTGACCCGGTCAACACAATCAAAGACGCTCTCAGCAGCATGCTGATGCGCGGTAACGTCATGGTTGTCGGTCGCAAGGCTTTCGACAAGCTCAGCAGCCATCCGAAGATCGTCAAGGCGATTAATGCCAACAGCGGCGACTCTGGTATCGCAACCCGCGCTCAGATTGCCGGACTGTTCGAACTCGACGACGTAATTGTCGGCGAAGCCTTTCTGAATACCGCCAAAAAAGGCGAAACAATGACGCTGTCACGCGTCTGGGGCAACCACCTGTCACTGATCTATCGCGATCGTCTGGCGAACAATTCGAACAACCGCATGACCTTCGGGTTTACCGCCCGTCAGGGAAGCCGTGTTGCCGGTGTATTGCCTGACAAGATGATCGGCGCTCGCGGCAGTCACATCGTTCGTGCCGGCGAAACCGTTAAGGAAGTCGTCACTTCTGACCGCCTGGGTTACCTGATCCAGAACGTCGTCAGCGATTAAGGAGCAATCAGATGGCTAAAGCCGTAACCGTAAAAACCAAAGGTGACTTTGAATGCCTGGTGAAAGTTAAACACGACGGCATAGTCTACATGCCGGGTGACGCTATCGACCTCAGCGCTGATCAGGCAAGAAGCCTCATCGTCAGTGGTGCGATCAAACCGAACAAAACCCTGCCCGCTTCTACTGAAAAGGCTGAATAACCATGAAATACGCTGTTGTCCAGGACATGATTGATCGCTTCGGCGCTGCCGAACTTACCCAGCTGACGGATCGCGCTGACCCGCCAGCCGGAACCTATGACTCAGATGCGATTGAACAGGCCCTGAACGACGCGGAAGCAGAGATTGACGCATACCTGCTCGCCAGGTATGCGTTACCTCTGACCACCGTGCCGACGAACCTGACCCGCATTGCCTGTGATATGGCCAGATACCAGCTGTTCGGGCCGTCTATAACTGATGAAGTAACAAAGCGCTACGGCGACGCAGTTGCTTTTCTGAAAAGCGTTTCTCGTGGCGAAACCGTTCTTGGTATCGATCAGACCACTGGCACTGCGCCAACGGTGGTTAACGCTCCCGAGCATTTCGGCCCGGCCAGAACTTTCAGCCGTTACACCTTGAGGGATTATTGTGATTGATACCATCGAAAGCGCAATCGTAGGCAGGCTGGAATCGCAGATTGCCGATCTGACGATTAAAGCATTTCCGAGTCGGCCGGAAGAATTCAAAAAACTCCCAGTCGGAAACAAGGGCTTAGTGCTGGTCGCTTACAGCGGCAGCGCTCTCAGTGAGCCAACAAACATGGACGCCTTGATTCAGGATCGACTCATTGAGTTCAGCATCACGTTACAGATAAGAGATTTGCGTGGCCATGACGGCGCGTATGATTATCTCGAAGAAATAAGAGCGGCACTGAGTGGCTGGTCTCCGACTTCCGATAATCGCGTCATGTATATGGTCAGTGAAGAATTAATTCAACTGATAGACAATCTCTGGGTGTGGGGGCAAACCTGGCGACTGGCCGTGAGGCAGGCATGACCGCAAAAAGTAATAGCATCATAACTACCCTTAAAACGGCCTTAACGACAGCCGGTATCGCCCTGGCTACCACCAGGCGGCTAGGCTGGAACGAACTTGCTGCGAGTGAGTTTCCCGCCGTGGTCATTGAGCCAGGGCCGGAAAACCAGAGCATGCTCAACAACGGTCAGGCTGAAGTTTCCTGGCTGTTAACTTTAAGGCTTCACGCAACCAGGGTGACCGGCCTCTCTGCCGCCGACAACTGGCGTGAAAAATCCGCTTTGATTGGCCGCACCATTGCCGCAAACCGGCAGCTCAGCGGCCAGGTAATCAAAGCTGAGATTACTGCGAGACAGATCGATGCTCAGGTATTTGAGCCCTGGGCGTCAGGGACACTTGATTTGACTATACGTTTTCGATTTAACGAATTAACCCAGGGAGGTTGATAAAATGCCCATTCAAACTAATGCGATGCTGCTTCTCGGTGGCCTTGAGAGCAGCCCTAACACTGACCCATCGCTTACTGTCGCCGATGCGATACCGACCGGAAAGTTTTTGCCTGGTTACAAGTTCGACGAGCTTCAGCGCCTTGTCGTAAACAAGGGCATAGATGCGGCCAAGAAGTTAATCGGTCGTGAAACAATAGACTTTAATTTCGAAGTCGAACTTCTTGCCAGCGGTGTCGTTGGCGCCGAACCAACCTGGGGCAGATTGCTTGAGGCGTGCGGGTTCACCAAGACGGCTCTTGTCGCCGCCACGATTGCTAACCCGGTTGCCGGTTATGGCAATACCGGCCTGAGCGGCCTTGCCGTTGCAAAAGGTGGCGCTTTTACCGGCGCGGAGCCGAGAGTTTATAAAGTTGAAGTCACCACCGCCGGAGCTTCCGGGGCGGCCAAGGTTTCTGTTACCTGCCGTGGGGATTCGACCCAGAACAGCACCGATAATGTTGTTACCACCGGCACCCCGATCACTATGGGCGATGAAGGCGCAACGATCACCTTCACCTTTGCCAGCGGCTCCCTGGCGCTTGGCGACAAATGGCATGTCCACTGCTACCCACCAGGCATCAGCTATAAACCGACCGCTCACGATGGCACCTGGAAAAGCGCTTTCTTTTACCACTATCTTGGCGGTCTGCTGTTCAAGGGCGGCGGCGCCAGAGGTAATTTCAGTCTCTCTGCCCCTGCAGGTGAAATCGCTAAATTGAATTTTACCTTCCAGTCAGTTTTTCATTCAATTACCGACGCTGCCGTGCCTGACTATACTGAGGATAGCCGCGTGCCGGCAATCGTCGAACTGGCCGGCCTGCACGTCGACGACGATAACACCCTGATTGTTAAGACCATCGGCATCGACACCGGCAATACCATCGTTGCCCGCAAAAATGTTAACGCCGCCCAGGGCGTCGATAGTTTCAGAATTTCGGCCAGAGACAACCAGTTCAGCATTGACCCTCAAGCAAAGCTCGAAGCCGAATTCGATTTCTGGCATAAGCTGCGTGAACGCGAAGAAGTGCCGGTCAGCTTTAAAGTCGGCGTAACTTCGGGCAACATCATTCACACCTTTATTCGCCGCTCAGTTATCGACAATCTCGGCCCTGTCGATGACGAAGACCTTCTGCGCTACGGCATCGCCGGTCAGTGCCGCCCAAGCCCGGCCGGAAACGACAATATCGAAATCTTCGTGTGCTGATTTGCCACGACGAGACATAAACTCCACCTTCGTCAGGGGTTGTTACGAGCAGCCCCTGACCTTTTTAACAGAAAGGGAATTTTAAAATGCAACTTACCAGCAAAACCAACGGCCGTTACTTCTGGCGTGATTCCGGCAATCGCTTTTTCATCGAGATCGATGGTAGACCCGTCGAGCTGAAATTTACCCTGGCGCAGTCAGAAGCCTACCAGGCGTTTATCACCGAAGACCGCGCCAAAGCGAAAGAAGAATTTGAAGCCAGGAAAAAAGCCGAGGCTGAAGCCCAGAAAACCGGCGCCGATATAGACCCCACCGAATTCGTTATTCAGCGCATCACGAAGAGCATCAGCACGGCAGCATCGCAAGTTGCAATCGCACTCAACCCGAAGGAAGAAAAACAGTTTACCAGGGAACAGGTCGTCGATCTTTTCAACGAACACCTCGATCTGCTGCAGATTGTTTCACGCACCTGGGTCGAGAAGAAGGTTTTCAATCCCATGCTGGATTCCGTTCTCGACCCTCACCTGGCTCCGTAAACCGGAGCCGCCAAGACACCAAGCCCATGGAAGTCTTGCGCTGGGAACACAAGCTGAAGGTATGCCGTGGGTATGCCTTCAGTCTTGAACAGGTTTTCGAAATGGATTTCCTGGCTTACCTGATCGCACTTAAAGACCTGGCTGATACCCCGAGTGTTGATGAATCACTGCTGCTGATGTTCGGCGGCAAGAAAAAAGGCCCGATGAGCATAGCCGATCGCCGGGCCGCACTGAAGAGAAAAAGCCGATGAGCAAAGACCGCGAACTCAAAATCATCATCAAAGCCGACGGTTCCGCTGCACTTACCGAAGTCAATAATCTTGACGGCGGGATAGAAGATCTTGGTCGTGAACTTGAAAAAACCAGCAGAAGATCAAAAGTTGCCTGGGCAGATTTTGCCACTGGCGTCAACCAGGCGTTGGAAGCTCTGGGCAAAGGAAAACAGCTTCTGGAAAACGGCTGGGGATTTGCCAGGCAGGGTGCTCAGCTTCAAGAGGCTCGCCAGTCGTTTGATAATTATGCAAGAAGTGTTGGCAAAAGCGCAGATGAAATAATTTCAAAGCTTCGCAAGGCGAGCGGCGGCACGATCAGCGAACTCGGCCTTGTTGTTACGGCCAGTAAGGCTATGTCTCTCGGCGTCACGCAGGATGCCGATAAAATGGCCAATCTTCTGGAAATTGCAAGAAATAAGGCCCGGCTTTTCGGTATGGACACCAGTCAGGCGTTCGAAGATATTGTGACCGGCATTGGGCGTGGATCGCCTTTGATTCTAGATAATCTGGGTATAAAAATCCCTGCCGGATTTGACGAGATGACCAAGAGCATGTCTGATGCCGATAAAATGGCAAAGCTGCTTGAACTAACTCTGGAAGAAGGCAATAAGCAACTAAGCGATATGGGCGGCCTGTCGAATACCAGCGCCGACGAATTGCGAGCATTTGAAGCGGCTATAACCGACTTGAGAGGTGAATTCGGCGTTTTGCTTGCTGAAGCATTTACCCCATATCTTGAGTCTTTAAAATACGACCTGATTCCCGCGACAAGAGACTTTATTAAAGAACTAAAAATTGCCAAGGAAGTGATGGATGTTCCTGGCCAGATACTTGCAACGCTTTATTACGACAAGGATATAAAAAAATACCCTGATAATCTTGAGGATGCACAGGCTAAGTTTTACGAAGTAAACGATCAGATCACGGCAATTCGTCGAAGAATGGCCGAAATTAAACCAGCTATGTCTACCGAGTCGTGGCTGATTGATACGACAAAGTATAAAATTGGCGCAGAATCGTATATCGGGCTCAATAAAGAATCTGAAGAGCTGCAAAAATATGCAGATGAACTTGAGCAGCTCATTGTTGGTTTAGATGCCGCCAAGAAAAAGGCTGCCGAAAAATGGGAAATATCCGGTCCTGATGTTTCTGAAGTCACTGACGAAATCGACTCCATTATTGATGATCTTGACACTATGACTGCCGGGTTTGAAACAACAACGATCAAGGCAAAAAATTCGAACAAAGAGATTACCGATGCAAATCGCCAGGCTCAAAAATCTCAGACGGAACTGGAGAAAATTTTCAAAAGCACAAATCAGACCATGCTCAAGGCCTTTGATGCCAAGCTGATTGATACTTTTGAAGAGGCGAATAAGCACCTGCTTGATATGACCTATGCAGCAGGCGGTTTTGCGGTAAACATAAAAGATGGCACAACAGAGCTTGGCAAATGGCTTAAGGAAATAGAAGAAGTCGAAAAAAAGAAACAAGCCCTATCTTCAGTCGTTGATCTACTGGCAAATATTGGCCAACACGATTTTCTCGGAACTGCTAAGAACTTGTCTCCGGATAGTCATCCTGCAGTTGCTGCTGCAGTAACCGCCTCTATGATGGACTATTGGTCTGGCGGGTTGCTTAGTGCACAAGGGAAATATGCTGACCCTAAGAAAGCGGTCAAGGATATCCAGGAACCGCTTTCAAAAACAATTGCTGAAGCTGTCTCGGCCGGCTTCGCCAACGCCGATTTCTCCAACCTCGAATTAACCCTGGGCAACGTTCTCAGCTCAATTCTGACAAAATCTGTTTCTCAGTCAAATCCTGTTATGTCTGCTTCTGGCGCAATAAACTGGGGTAATCTAGGCACCAACCTGGCAGTTTCGGCGGTCTCTCAAGTCCTGACAAGGCCGGGTCGTTTTTTCGGGGGGCGAGAAGAACACGGTAAAGAATCCATACAGCAGGCCACAGACCTGAAAAGTCGCATGGGCGAGGCGTATGCCGATAGCTTCATCGCTGAAATCACATCGGTTTATGCCGGAAAAGCCATGAAAGAAGCCATAGCCAGCGCTCGTCGGGGCTATACCGGCACGTCTGTCGGTTATTCCTGGTCGGATTCGGGTGATGGCATTTTTTCCGACAAAACCAGAACCTATGCGACCATTGACAATGGCGCATCGGCAGCGCTAGAAAAGCTGACGAAGGCCATGGAAGCCGCCGAGGAGTATAGCAGGAACGTGGAATTATCGCTAAAGCTTCAATCGGCGCAGGGTTATGAATATAAAGTGCTGCGAGAACAAATAGCGGCCTACGAGCAATCGCTGCAAAAAATATACTCTGGCACCGCTCAGCTGAAGTGGGGCGATGGCTCTACAGGAAGCAAGGCCGATCTTACCGAAGCAACCAGCGAGATTAAAACCGAACTTGCCCAAATGCTGCGTGAATTTGCCAGCGCAACCGCTGAAAGATCAACGAAAACCGCTATGGGATTTATGCAATACGCCCCCTGGCTGGAAAATATTCGCGTGATGTATGGTGACGCATCTTTCGGCACCCCTGAAGGTCATCTTCGTTTTAACATGCTGCCTGGCGGCCCCGACGGTTACGACGCGTCTGTATCGCGTCTGAGCAGGGATGAATATTACGATTCATTCGAGCGCCTGCAAAATGACTTTTCTGACCGCAAAATCAGTTCGGGTCTTCTCGACGTGGTAAAGGGTTCGGGCCAGGCAAGATATGACCTTGAGGCGCTCCAAATAACTGACCCCGAAGCGTATGACGAAAAATATCTCGAATACATCGACCGGCAATTAGAGGCTTACGACGAAGTTATGGAGCGCCAGGCCGAGATTTTCAACAATGAATCGAAAAGCTTCGAAGAGCGGGCGGCAGCCCTTGAGAATTACGAAACAAGTATGGAGGTCTATCACCAGGCCAAGCTCGACAAGCTCCGTCTCGAAAAGGCCCAGGAAGAAGAAGAAAAGCGCATCATGGCCGAGCAACGCCAGGCGAAAATGGAAGGCGCTCTTTCCCTGGTCGGCGAACTCTCGCAGCGCAGTGATAAAATCGTGATTCTGCAGGGCGGCGATTCAGACGTTGCTCTCGCAGAACTCATGGAGGAATTTTCCGATAACCCGGAAGTTCTGGCCGTTCTCAAGAAGACCCAGGAAAAAAACGCTGCCAAAGCCAAATGGGGTTGATTTAATTTGAAGCGCTTCAACTGTTTCAAGAGGCCCCCTTCCTCTATTCTGAGGCTGTATGAAATTAATTACAGATCAGAGAATGAGCGCGATCAATGCAATAACGGCCAGCAGCGAGGCCGTAGGGTTCCCGCCCGCCAATTTGCTACAATATGACCCCGATCTTATCTGGAAAGCCGGCAGCTTTCTTACCAGTATTACCCTGGTCATTGATCTTGCCGTAGCGTCATCGATAGATCACGTCTGGCTCAACAACGCTAATTTTTTATCGGCTACAGTCCAGGCCAACTCGACCAACGCCTGGTCGGCGCCGGCATTTTCCATCGCAGTCGTGCTGGCCGCAGATGACATCGGTGTGGTCAAGGGGTTTTTCAACCTTACGAGCACGAAATACCGCTATGTGCGGATTGTGATCCCAACTCAGAGCCTGACCGACGGCGGCACGGTGCCGTCTCTGGGCAATATCATTGTCGGCACCTCTGACTATTTGCTGGTCAGCACCTGGGAACCGACGATCAATCAAGAACTCGATAGTTTCACTTCGGACGGCGGTTCTTACAATGAAGAGGCCAGGGGAAAAGCCCGACACATTTTTGCGGCGGGCATGCTTGGCGAAACAAAGGCAGGCATTGATGCCGCACCACTGAGCAACTGGTCGACGGCAGTAATTTTCACCGATCTGGGCAGCGTGGCTGACTCTTATCTGGTTTATTCGCCGAAGGGCAAGCAAGTCCGGGTAAGGAGCCAGATTGACTGCGATTTGTCATTCACACTGAGGGAGCTTGTATGATAAAAATCGCCATTCAAGCAGGAACCAGCACATATCTCATCGCAAGCAAAAGCATTGGCGTTGATGGTCTCGGTGTTTTTCAAGGTCGTCTGCTCAATGAAGTAGTTCTGGCGCGACGATTCTCAAAGGCAGGAAGTACGCCCGTAACGCTGAATGTTTCAATTCGGAATAACGACGGCTTCATACCCAGAAACGTAAATTTATGGGCTGCTGCTGTGGTTGTCACGACAAACGATGATTATCACTGGCTGGGCAAAATAACCGCCTATGATCGTGATGAAGCCGGAATTTTGCGTCTCGTAATTACCGAAAAAACCGCACCAGAATTAACGATTCAGTTTCCTGACGAAGTGGCCAGGCTGGTCACCGTTGATGAAAACTTTCATGTGTCAGCCCTGAACGTAACTTTGCCCTTGGTTGTCGGTGGCAATACCGAAAAACCGATTCTGGTCAAAGGCATCCTGATCGACAAGACGCGCGGCATTTACCTGCTTTGCGTCGGCGAGAATCATCAGGTTGTTAATGTTTATCGCGGCATTGAAAAGCTGACGACCGGTTACGCGGCATATACCGGCACGGCCGGGCAGACGGAATATGCTGGGTTTGCTTATGTCGAACTCACCGATTCCGCATTGCGCAAGACCGATGAAGGCAACTATGTCGAAATAAGCGCCGAAGTAATCGGCCTGAAACTCGGGAGTCATACCGTCGAAGAATGCCGCAATGGCGCTCGCTTCCTGCAATATCTTCTGACTACTGCCAGGGATGGTATTTGCGGATGGGGCCTTGGCGTGGGCAGTTCCGAAATCGATGCGACCGCGTTTTCGGCGGCAATAGCCAGCGTCGACGCCGCCGGGCTGAAAATGGATGGTGTTTTCTATTTCCGGCAGCTGGCGCAATCATGGATCGATCAAATCTGCCAGGCAATCAGAGGAAGCTACGAAATTGGTGATAACGGCCAGAGGCGGCTTTTTGTCAATGCAGACGCGGCCAGCGTTAAAACATACACTAAGAAAAATATCAAACTTCTGCGAGATGGCAAAGGCGCATATACCGGCCAGGTCTACAACAGAGGGCGCCTAGACTTCGACTATAACCCGCTGACCGGCCAGTTCATGCAGCATGTCGAATATGAAGATGATATCAGCGCAGCAGCCATCGGCGAATTGGATTTCAGTGGTCAGAGTTATCTGATCCGCGACATGGCTACCGCACAGGCTATTATCGAATATACCTGTAAACGCAGTTTGCTGGGCGCTGACAAGGTCTACTTCAGAACGCGTGAACTGCCTATGAATGCCAGGATTGGCACTGTCATTACCATCGATTACCCGGAAAAAGGCCTAACAGGCACCTGGCAGATAACTTCACTCGATATCGGCTCTTACACTCACGAGATCGAGGCCGAAAAATTTTCCTCAAGCATTTTTGTTGTTGGCGCCCCCGGAACCGCAATCGACTGGTCAGGCGATGCCCCGATAGTTTCACCGGTTTTACCAGGTGCAGCCAGCGGACTGACCCTATCCACCGAGGTCGAATATGATGCCAGCGGGGACGGCAGCGCAATCCCATATATATCAGGCACATTCACGATCCCAGAGGGGAAATACCTGGGGGCGGCAGTATTCTGGGGCGAAGGTGCGGCGCCATCGTCGTGGAATAGCGTCACGATCAAAGGCACCGAATTCAAGATCAAGCCGGTCAGGGCCGGTGTGCAATACACGGTCAAAGTTCAGATGTTCAACCAGTCTGGTAGCGCTGCCGCGATCACCGGCAGCATTGTTGCCGGCAAGCATGAGACCTTGCCGCCTATGCCGACAATAACAGTTCAGTCGGGTCTGGGTTGCGTCATTATAGATATAAGCGTCGCGGCCTTTTCTGCTTTAGCGTCGTTCGAAATTCAGCGGCGCAAAAGCGATGGGTCGAGCCTGACGATTGTCGCAATAAACCATCGCAGCACCCGATTCGTCGATGATTCGCCGGAAATATTGCAGAATTACGCGCAGAATTATCAATACCAGGCTCGGTCGATGAGTAATTCGCGCAAGTATTCGGCCTGGTCGGCGTGGTCAAATAACGTCCAGCCGATCCAGATCCAGTCAAAAGACATAACCGATCTGCCGATTATCAGCAAAACCTTTATGACTGCCGCTGGCGTTGGCACATCAGTCGACGGCGTCAAATTCTCGCCGGCTGGCATCGAAATGTGGCAGGCCGGAATCAAAAAGGTATCTATCCCGGTCTCGGGCTCGCCCGATTTCAAGGGAACTATCACAGCCCTGTCTGGCTATATCGGCGAGTGCGTAATCGCCGACGGCGGTCTCAGGTCGGTTGATTTTGTCAGCGGCAATCGCGGCTGGCGCGTAACCAAGACCGGGGAAGCGGAATTTAACAACCTTCGCGCTCGTGGCGCGATCGAGACTGTAGTATTCAAAAAAGACGAAATCAGCGTAATCGGCGGGCGTCAGATGGTCAGGCCGGCGACCGTAGTTGATAATTACGATTACGACGCCTATCTTGCCGAGGTCGTCACCGATCGCCTTGGCGGCTATTGGCAGCAGCTCGACAGCCTTCTTGATGTCGTTGAGGCGCCGCCGGCTTTTCCCTGTGCCGACTATGACGATTTTTACGACACAGAACTCGGCTACTGGATGCAAATCAGCGGCATTCTTGAAACTGGTGTTTTCGCGACAGCGATCACGCAGGGGGGCTTCACTTGCCTGGCTCAGCAGTCGCAATTCGCGGCATACTGGGTGACCCTGAATAGTTTACTTGACCAGAGCATGGCGACCCCGACTTTTGCGTGCACGAATTTTGCGGGTTACGAGTCGGTAGAATTCGGCGGCTGGATGCAGCTCAATGAATTTCTCGACCTGGATATTTTCGAGCCCGCAATCGGAGCTGACGACATTCGCCTGCACGTTGAATCGGTCTCTGACTTCGCGCTTGGCGACGTGGTAAGAATCAAGGACGGCGCCGGCGATTACTGGGCTGTCGTTGATTTTATCGGCACTGATTATATTGACGTTTCGCATCGAGCCGGGTCTAAATTCGGCATAACGCCCGGCCAGGCCGTGGCGAATTACGGCCGCGCCGGCAGCGGTGGCATTATGCTCGACGGTCAGGCCCCGCTGATCGATCTATTTTCGCACAACGGTGAGCCGTGGAACGGCACTGACCTGCTCGTCAGGCAGGGCAACCTCAAGGGCTGGGGCGGCATCACCGATGATGTTTACGGCATCGCCATGGGTTCGCCGGGCGGCGATTATTTTCTGGCCATCCCGGGACAGGGCATTATTTTAAATGGCAAAATACAGATCACCGGCGGGTCTGGTATTGGCAATTTTGCAGACTCCGGGGCTTTGGCCAGTCGCGACAACATCGACCTGAGCTATGTCACGGATGCCGGCGCACTGGCTGGCGCAGATAATCTCGACGGCGTGCCCGACGGATCGACATACAAGCGAGTTACGTCGAACGAAAAGGCTGGCGCGGGGCGCGCTTATAGTGGCCTCGATGCCAACAACCGCCTTATCACGGCCGTGATTCCCGGAACCGCCGTATCACCGTCGGGTGCAGGCTTATACCTGGGCAGCAATCGCATGGGGTTTTACAATAGTGGTTGGAAAACCTACATGGACAACCTGGGCAATTTCGCCCTGATTGGTGGCGGCGCACACGGTTTGAGCTGGAACGCAGAAACCGGCGTGTTGACTATCTCGGGCAGCGTCACGATTCTGGGCGGGTCTGGCTATGGCAGTCTGACCGATAAGCCGACAAGCCTAGCCAGTATAAACAGCACCGAAGGCGGCAAGCTTGCCGGCATCGCCGCCGGCGCAGATGTAACCGCAAATAACACGGCATACGACACCGCCAGAGTCGCGGGCGTGGCGGCAGCCACCGTGAAAGACAATGCGGCGAACGCGATCAGCCAGCTTAATGACATTTCGGCAGACAATAAGCTGGTTCCGCTGGAAAAGCACTCTGTTCGCAAGGAATGGGATATCATCGCCGCCGAAAAGGCCGGCATAAATTCGCAGGCAACCACTTTCGGTGTTACCACGGAAAACACGACTTACAACAATGCTTTCCAGGCTCTGGCTACCTACCTGAACGCGGGCACTACGTGGTCGAGTGGCGTGCCATCATGGCTGTCCGACGCCAATCTCGGAACTACCACAACGATTGTCGGAGCCACTTTTCGGGCCAACTGGAAAGATTACTATGACGCCAGAACTGCCTTGCTGAACGCGATTTCTGCCAAGGCGAAAACGCTTGCTAATACGGCGCAAAACACTGCCGATAATGCAGCATCGGCAGCAGCAACGGCACAAACCACCGCGAACAATGCCGCTACTGCGGCAACAAACGCCCAAAATTCAGCAACCACCGCCAACAATCTTCTTGCCGACATCGCAGCTGACAACAAGCTAACGCCACTTGAAAAGCAAGACACAAGGCAGGAATGGGATATTATTGCAGCTGAAAAAGCAGGTATAAACGCACAAGCGGCGGCTTTCAGCATTACGACCGAAAATACAACCTACAACAACGCCTTTCAGGCTCTGGCGAACTATTTGAACGCCGGCACGACGTGGTCGTCAGGTATACCGTCATGGATTTCCGACGCCAATCTTGGCGTAACGACCACGATTGTTGGTGCAACTTTTCGGACGAATTGGAAAACATACTACGATGCCAGAACCGCGCTGCTTAATGCTATCGCTGCAAAGGCAAAAACCCTTGCTGATAATGCTCAAACAACCGCTAACGTAGGCTCGGCTCACGCTGGCACCGCCCACGCGCCAAGTAACGCGGATCACACGCAGACCACCATCAACGGCGGGCTGGTGACTACCGGCACCGTGCAGGTAGTCCAGGGTGGAACGGTTGCAGCCGGGATTACCGGCAACACGGCGGGCGACACGGCTGTAAGATTCTGGGCCGGGGCAACTTTCGCAAACCGCGCATCGGCATCGTTCAGGGTATTGCAAAGCGGCGCCCTGTTCGCGACAAATGCAACCATTACCGGCACCATAACGTGCGGGTCTGGTTCGCAGATCGCTGGGTTTACCGCCACTGCGACCGACCTGACCGCCGGAACAGGGTCAACAGCCATTACGATAAGCGCCGACACTACGAAAGCGGCCCTCTTCGCTGGTAGCTCTTACGCGTCAAATGCTCCATTGGCGCTCTTTCATGATGGCACGGCCAGGATCGGCGGTTTTTCATTTGACGCGAACAGCGGATTATCGCAATTCGCCAATACCGCATTTACGAATAAATTGATGGTAGTGCGGCCGCCGGATAGTGACGCGATAAATGATCCGTTAATCACTCTTCAATACAAGTATAACAACGTCACTCAGTCTACCGTCTACTTAACAACCAGCGTCGGATCAACTAAAGAATACGCGCCCATCACTACCACGGTGCCCACATCGGGCAACTTTGGTTTTTATACCAACGGCAAAATCCATGCTGACGGTGGCTTTTTCCCCGTCTCGGACGAACGCGCAAAATCCGACATTACCGACGTATCGGTGCTCGGGCCGTTGAAATCCCTGCGTGTAAAAAAATACCGCATTGATGACGTCAAAATGAAGCGGCTAGCGAGAGAGAAGTCTATCGCTACGTCGTTGCGCGACAAAAATGCAGCGGCGATAGAACCTATAGCGGAAGAGCTAGGCCTACCGAATTATGATTCGAGTCTGAGTATCGGCGTTATGGCCGCCGACTTCAACGCCGCATTCGGAGTCTGCCGAAACGACAAAGAGACTTATAACCTGTCAGACGCAATCGGCGTTGCCCTGCGTGCTATCCAAGAACTTGCTGAAATCGTTGACGACCAAGCCACTGAAATCGCCGAACTGCGAGCCGTGCTGAAACTGCCTGAAAAGCCACAAAAGGCCAAAGAAGAGCTGGTCGAGGCGACCCAAGAAGAGCTTGAGCTTATTTATTTACTGGAAAAAAACATTGACGAGCGCATTGAGGTCATCCGGAAAGCGCTGAACGAAAAACAAGTGATCGAAGGAGTTAAACATTGAACATCATTAAACGCGACGGGGCCGACACAAGGCCCGAGTATGTAAACAGTTTCAGAGCTTACGCCGGAAACGGTGAGGTAGTTCTTGAGCTTTCCCGGGTTGATCTGGCGGCGACGCTTGAGGCCTCTACGGGCGAAGCCGAGCCGAAAGACATGGTGCTCGACATCGCCGGCCGGTTTATTTTCCGGCAAGACCAGATGGCGCAACTGATCAATACTCTGGTCGGTGCGATTTCGCCGCAAAACAAGGAGGCTGGCAAATGACAAACACGATCGGCGACAGACTGAACGAGGCGCTTGCGATCAAAAACGACATCAAAGACGCGCTGGCCATCTATACGAACATGAACGGGGTGCAGTTTTCGGGCTACCCCGACAAAGTTCGCCAGATAGCAACGCGCCGATGGGGTATGCGTATCGATAAAAACGACTCAAACCCCGATACCCGCGTGACGTATCTTTATGATGCCGTCGGCATGACCCCGGCGGGTATGAACTATGTTACCGGTCAGTTTGATTATGGCTCATGGTATGACTTCTGCCAGTGGCTTAACCGTCCAGTCATGCTGCGCTACGACGGAACGGTCGACTACGAACTCGATCGGGCCGACCAGACGAAAAAAGCTGACGGCACCGCGTCGGACGTTTCTAACACTGGCTATGCCGGCAACGCAATGGCTGAATTTCGAAAGATCTGGCTGAAGCAGTATGAAGATTCCGGGTATCACTACATCGTTTTCTCAAACGTGCAGTATGACCCGGATTACCGCGCCGATGCGTTTACCGACACCAATGGAAGCATCCGAGACTTCATGTATTACGCCATGTATGAGGGTTCTTATGTCGCGCCGCGCCTGCGGTCTCTGGCGACAGGCACGGTTATGGTGTCGCAGACCGGTCAGGTCGAAATTGAGCGGGCCGAGGCGAACGGGGCGGGCTGGCACGTCAATTACAAGTCGCAGCGCGATCTGATCACCTATTTACTGTGGCTGATCAGCAAAAGCACCTACGACATGCAGAAATTCGGGAATGGTAACAGCAATTCTGCCGCCTACGTCGCGCCGGGTGCTCTTAAGTCTGCCGGGCAATTTATGGGCTATAACACGACCGCGCAAGCGGTTAAGACTTTTTACATTGAGAATTACTGGGGTAATTACTGGAAACGCATGTCTGGCCTGATGCTGGCGCTCGACGGCGAAGTTAGAACGAAGTTAACGCCCCCCTATACTCAGCCGGCAACGCCGGGCGAAAACATAATGCCTGCCGGTTACGCCAATACGGGCATCGTGCCAAGCGGCACCAGCGGAACGCATCTGAAGAACGTGGCAACGACTGCGGCCGGCGGGCTTATTCCGGCAATAACCGGGGCTGCAGATAACACGTATTTTACTTGCGGCTGTTGGTGGTCGATCGGCACGACGATCAAGTGGGCTCTTGTCGGTGGCTACCGTAGCCTTGCCGGGCTTTGCGGGGCCGGGGCGGTGGATCTGCTCTATCCTCTCTCGGCTCCGCTCTCGGCCTTTGGGGCTGCGCTCTCTTTTCTTAAATCCTCCAGTTAATGGGGGCCTGGGGGCGATCAGCCCCCGGTATTTTTAAAAACAAAGGGGCAGAAAATGCAGCGTGGGCTCTTGTCGGTGGCAACCGTAGCAATGCCGGGCTTTGCGGGGCCGGGACGGTGAATCTGAACAATCCTCTCTCGAATCCGAACTCGAACATTGGGGCTGCGCTCTCTTTTCTGTGGCATAAAATAATGATCATTTTCTGTTCCTCACCCCTTGGTGAAAATTAAGCCGTAACTGGAAAGGCTTGGTAGGGCAACTGAAGAGCCTTTAGGCCATAAGAAACCATGAAAACCATTAAAAAAATATACGAAAAAATATGTAGTATCGAAAACGTAACCGCCGCCATCAAAAAGGCCTCGGTCGGCAAGCGAGGCCGCTCCGAAGTTCAGAGGGTTCTGGCTGACGTTCCCGGGCATGCCCGCATCATTTCTGAGTTGCTGGCGAAGCAGGAGTATCGGCCCTGTGAATACGTTGAAAAAACGATCAAGGAAGGCGCGCACGGCAAGGAACGCAAGATCGCCAAAATTGCCTTTTTCCCCGACCAGGTTATTCACTGGGCGACCATTTTGCAGCTTCAGCCGTTTCTGATTAAGTCTTCCTATAAATATTCCTGTGGCTGTATGCCCGGCCGTGGCGTTCATTACGGGAAAGCCGCAATAGATAAATGGATTCGACGCGACCGGAAAAACACCAAATATATCGCCAAGCTCGACATCAGAAAGTTTTATCCGTCCATCAGTCACGAAAAAATGAAAGCGGTATTCCGGCACATGACTAGTGACAATAGCCTGCTTGCAACTCTCGACGCCATTGTCGAAAGCTATTCGCCTGGCCTGCCGATCGGCTACCTGACAAGTCAGTGGTTTAGCAATGTTCTGCTACAGCGTCTTGATTATCTGATTAAGCAGACCATGCAGATCAAATATTACGTCAGGTATATGGACGACATGGTCTTGTTCGGAGCCAATAAAAAGAAGCTGCACTCAGCCGTCAGGAAGGTTTCCGCTTATTTATCCGGCATCGATCTCAGCCTCAAAAAAAACTGGCAGGTCTTTCCGCTTGAGGCCAGGCCGCTCGACTTCATGGGCTTCAGGTTTTATCGCGACAAGACCACTTTGCGTAAAAGTCTATTACTGAGGATTACCAGGGCAGCAAGAAAGACGGGGAAGTCGAAGAATCCGGGGCCTGATCGGGCCGCGTCCATGCTCAGCTATATGGGCTGGGTCAGGCGGTCACAGTCTTATGGCGTCTATAAATCAAGAATCGCGCCGGTGGTTAGTATTGCCGGCATGAAGAAAATCGTCAGCGAAGCATCAAAAATCAGGAGCAGAGCATATGAAAACAGCAAGGGTCAGCAGCGGATTTCGCCCGTCTGAAATCGACGAGGCGAGTAGTCCGCACACGGTCTATGTCAGGAGCGACATAACGGAGACCGTCATGCAGTTGGAAAACGGCGAAAACCAGTCCTGGTGGGAATATACCGAACGCCAGTATGACCGCAGGGAGTGGGAAGATCTGCAGATTGCGAAATATGTCATCGATCTAGAATTCAGGCTGGTTTTATTAGAAACGCAAGGAGGCATTATATGACTTACGACTTTTGTAAAATGATCATCGAAAAAAAGACCTATGTCCGGGCCGATATGCTCGAAAAACTCGACCTGTTCTACCTTCGCGACCGCATTACCCGCGAGCAATACGAAGAGTTGGCGGGGATGATGAGTGTGAATAGTGATTAGTATGCTCACTCCCCTGTTGTCTCTTCTCTCTAGAGATGACGATTACATTAGGCCGATGAGCGCTCTAACATAAAGAAAGCCGCCAATTCTACCAAATCGGCGGCTTTCTTTTAGTCAAATCATCTGTCTAGCGTATAGTCAAATCATGTGTCCGCGTTACAGTCAAACCATCTGTCCAGCATAGTCAAACCATTTGTCTTTTTACAGGGAATACCTAATTACCCGTAACTTTTTCATATACTCCACC